ACTTAATACTTGTATTTCTTTCAATAATATATCTTCTTTTTCTTTTAATTCTTCTTTTAATGTGTCTGCTCTTTCAATATCTACTCTTACGCCTTTCCATCTCATATCAATTAATGTTGGTTGTAGTTTCGTTTCTAATTCAAAAATGGACCATATGTCTTGTTTATTCATTTCTACTTCAAGGTACTCCCACAATTTAAATGTTAGATGTGCATCCTGTTCTGCATATTCACCCACATATTGTGCGGGTAATTTCCACATATCCGCTTTAGGATCCAGCCCCCATTCCTCTGCGACTTCACGAAGTAATTTTTCATTTTTTCTTTCCCCTAAAAAATCCCTACTTAATGAATCTAATGTATAACTGAATCTATTTTCATCGACCAATGGTGCAGCAATCATTGTATCGTAGATTGTTCCTTTAACATTAATGCCCCACCAGCGGAGCCATCCTACATCGTAGGGGGCGTTGTGAAAAATTTTAGTTATGTTGGGGTTTTCCAAAATCTCTTTAGCCCATTTCTTAACAATACTTTCGCTTAAATTATATCCACCGCCATGACCAAAAGGAAAATACCAAGATCGATCGCCGTTACTGACTGAAATTCCTACAATACGGCCATCATTTCTAGCCCACCCTGGTCCCATTTTAATAAGGTTGGGGTCTTGTGTTTCTAAATCCACAGATATAAGTTTTGCGTCTTTTAAATTAGGAAACTTTTCCGGCGGCATCCACTCTGATGGTGGTTGATATAGAAGATTATTTTTTCGTTTCATTTAGTTGCCCTGCATGAGGAAGGTTGTTTGCAATATCGTGCATGTGTTTTTCTTCCTCTAAAAAATCTTTCTCAATTTCTGCGTAATGAATTATTTTATCTAAATCTTCAATTTTTTTTTGTGTGCTTGTTATGTTACTGGCTATACGCATAATATATTTAATCATTACTCCAAATATAAATTCAAGTTTATTTTCTCTAATAAATTTAACTGGTTGTTTCTTCCATATTTTATAATGTTTGCCTCCTACTTGTTTATTCAAGGGATTATTCATTCAGCCCTCCAACATCTGTCCTGCCAGTCACAATATCTGCATTGAAATTCATCTCTATGACTAAATGCTCTTTCCATAAGTTCTTTCTTATTTGTTTTCTCAACAATTTCTTTTGCTTTGTTTATTAATGATTCGGAGTGTTCTTTGTGATAATATATTTCTTGATGATGCATGGCTCCTGTTTCTTTATTTACACCAGTTAGTATAGCAGGATTCTTTTTTAAATCTAACATATGCATATATATTTGGACTTGAGAATAATACTCTGGGTGTGAATTTTCTACGCCCATGGTTTGGAAATAAGTAAATTTTTTAACATTCATACTTTTACATTCCCATAGTCTTGGGTAAGTAATACCTTTAGGGCCCCCTATAATTTTACCATCAATATGTCCTCTGACACTATCATCAACAGCAGTAAAACCTATTTGATTACCGTCTTTATCTTTTGTTTCTAGTTGAAATCCAGCTTGTTCTAACCATTTAACAGCTAAATCTTCATATGTATCTCCTAATCTAAATATACGCATAATTCTACCGGATAATTCTCTTGAATAATCTCTTGGGGTATTCTTCCACATATATTGTATTTTTCTGCTGCAAGGATGACCTAATATACTTGCCCCTAAATATTGTCGCTTCTTTTCTTCAGTGTTCTTTTTTGTTAGTCCTTCGTCAATATATTTGTTTATTTTGTCTGATATGTTCATATTAAAAACCCTCTTTCTGTTTGTGGAGTTATTATATGAAGAGATCTTTTTGCTCGCGTCACACCCACATACATAACACGTGTCTGATCATCTGGATTTAAGTAATATTGTTTGTCCGCCTCTCTTGATAAATCTGTAAACAGAATAACATTATCACATTGTGTTCCTTTTGCTCCGTGTATTGTAGATATTTTCACACGAGGGGAAGAAATGTTTTCTCCTTTTCTAAAGGCCAGTTCTAGGTAGGTTTTATTTTTTAAAGATATTTCTTTTAAAGCAGATCCCCAGGGTTCTGTAGTGAGAAGCCCATAATTTTTAATTAAATCATTTATAGAAAATTTATTTAAGTTGGGCATAGACTCTAGTTCTAGATATTTTTCTTTGACTCCTACATTTTTTTTCATTAGTCTATATATTTTTTTAATTTCTTTTTTTGTAATTTTTTGTCCTTTTCTTAAATTTTCCCAATTTTTTATAGCTCCTATGGTAGATTTTCCTATGCTGGATCTATTTTTTCTTTTGAAAAATATTCCATCTCTAATTAAATTTTCTTCCACTTTATCTAAGATATAATTTGTCGTGGCCAATATCAACCACTTATTTTTTTCAACATTTAGTTCTGAAGATCTATGGAATTGTAGGTCTCCTTTATGGTTTCGTGGTAAATACTTTTTAATATTTCTGTTTTTGATTCTTTGTATTAATTTCATGGCGTAAGAATGAATTATTTTAGGAACTCTATGTGATTTTTCTAAAACCTTTTTTTTTCCTTTCATATTGATAAAATGTTCTACATCAGCTCCTGCCCATCTAAAAATTGCTTGATCATCATCTCCTGCTATATATGTTTCTTTAGCTGTATCTGATAATTTTTCTACGGCTTGCCATTGAAGTTGACTTAAATCTTGAGCTTCATCTATAAATAAAAAATCTAGTTTTGGGGGCATACCTTCTTTTACAAATCTAACCAACATATCGGTATAATCGTGTAAATCACTGTTTTTCTTGTAGTTTTTATATTCATTTGCTAACCATTTAAGTGATGTCCATTTTAAATCTTTTGCGTTTCTGTTCCATTGTGTTTTTAAATCTATGCCTTTAGCTTTTGCAGTATTTATATGCATTAAAAATTCTTCGTCTTTGTTTGGGAATATTATTCCATTTTCATCTTCTAGATTAATATTACTTAAATTAATTCCAATCTCTTGTCCAAATTTTTTATAGTGATAATTTTTCATTAATAGATCTCTTGGAAGTCCTAATTGATAACAAGCCATGGAATGTAGAGTCTTAAAATATATAAGAGACTGTTTATTTAAATCAAATCGAATGGACGCTCTATTTATAGCTTCTTCTGCCGCTTTTTTTGTAAAAGAAAAATAGCCAATTTTATCTGGATGTGTTTTATTTTTTAATTTTTCCTCTACTAAATTTAAAAGCGTATCTGTTTTTCCTGTGCCTGGGGGTCCTAATATTATATTTTTAATTTTATTCTAGCCTCTTCAATAAATTTTTTGTGTCTTACCATATTTCTTGGTCTAGAATATTTAGTGATACACTCTAACATTAAATAATTTATAATTTTTAATTTTTCTAGTTCGATTGTTTTATCCCAATCGTTTATATTTAATAATTTTCTGAATTCTTTATCAGTCAATATAAAATCTTTAACGCTTTCCAGTTGTTGTTTGACTTTATAAATATTATTATCACAGGAGTTTATAAAATTTTTTTTATGCATTAAAAAGGATCCTTTTTCTTAACACTTTTTCGTTCTGGTATATCGGACTCTTTGTCAAATGCTTCTATACGATATACTCTAACCTCTTTTTTATTTGTTGTTCTTAGTTTTGTATGAAATGCTCCTATGTCGTTCAAAAGAGCTACAATTGCAGGTCTCGTTAAGGTCTTAAATTCATTGTGTTTAAAAAACCGCTCTAAGTCTTTTAATCTAAAATAAGTTTTTCCGTCTTCTGTATATGGTTTTCTTAATAATATTTCGTCTTTTGTTCCTGCGTGTCCAAAACTGGTACAAAAATCTTCTAATAAATCCATAAATACGCCTGTTGTTCCTGCCTCGGGTGGGGCTTCTTCAAAACTTAAATTATCCCATAATTCATCTAGTATGCCTTCCCATATTCCTTGTGTCATTTTGAATCTTACATCTATTTGGTCAGCACATTTAATTTTTATTTCGTTTACATGCAATAATTCATATGTTGTACATTGTATTCTTTGTCCATCTACATTAATTCTCCATAATGGAGGTTCTGTCATTAATTTATTAAGATCCGTAAATCTTGGTGTATTGCCAGGACCTATTCCATATTTTCTTGTTCTACATAGATTGTGGTTACAGAATTGTTTTATTGGAGGCATAGAACATTTATAACCATAATCTTTTTTGTTTAAGGACTGCATTACGGTTGTTATTTCTTTGTAGTCTAAGGGCGGGTTCATATATTTTCGATTATATTCTTCAACTTTATTTCTCCAAGTATCTGGAAAAGCTTTCCTTGCATAAACCCCTAAACTAAAAAGTCCTTCATTTCTTCCTCCTTTGGGAAATCCTTGTGAACATAAAAGTTGTAGACATGGCGGACCATTTGGAATCAATTCGTTTTGTACATCTATTTTAATATTTGTTATGTCGCCGTTTTTAATTACTTTACTATCATAAAGATCAAGAAATTCTTGTAGTGTTGCTGCGGCTCCATTTTCTTTGAAAGCATATCTTGTAGAATTTTCAGCATTATGGAAAGGTAGATTTAAAAAATTCCCTAAATCTCCTCTATCTAATAAAATATAGTCTTGTTTTGGGAATATTTCTGAAGATGAATAGCCTAAATTAGAAGCAATATTTGTTAATGTTTTTCTCATTGTTTTAGCTTTTACAGGTTTTTGAGAAAATAATATTAAATGAGCTCCTCCAGATTTTGATCGAAACATTATTAAGGGTAATTTTTTTATTTTTTGAGAAATTTCTTTATGGTTTAAGGGATATTCATCTATATCTATAC